CTGACGATTATGAACGAGGTTATCAACACCGTTCGTCTTCGTTACGGCAATCTGTACTCCAAAGTCAGAAAGACGAATCTCAAAGGCGGCGTTGAGTATCCTATCGGCTCGCTTCGCGCTACTTTCAAGTGGGTGAACGAAAGCACCGTTTCCCCGCGGCAGAAAACTGACCCGCTCGCAAAGGTGCAGTTCAGCTACCATACCGCCGAAATCCGCATTGCGCAGTCCTTCCTTTCCAGCATTCTTACGCTTGAAGCGTTTGAGGCGCAGATTGTCGAACTGATTGCGATTGCGTACATGGAAGCGATGGATATGGCAATCGTCAACGGGACGGGCAAAGGTATGCCGCTCGGCATCCTGAACGACCCTCGCGTGATTGCTACGGGCAATGCGGTTGAGATGTCCGCCGCCGATATCAACGACTGGACGGCGTGGAGAAAGAAATTCTTCGCAAAACTGCCGCTCGGCTATCGCGCTGGCGAATTCATCTTCCCGCTTTCTACCGTTGAAACCTATCTTGAAACGATGGCTGATGCGAACAACAATCCTGTTTTCCGTCAGGCTACGGGGCTGGAAGTCAACGATGGCGATGCTCGCAATCCGAATGGTCGTTTCTTCGGCCGTGACATTGCGCTTGTTGAGCCTGACATTCTTCCCGATTTCGATAGTGCTTCCGATGGTGCTGTTATCGGCATCTTCTGGCAGCCCGATGAATACGCGCTGAACGAGAACTTCGGTTTCACTATGCGGCGCTACTTCGACGAAGAGACGAACGAGTGGGTTGACAAGGCGCTGACCGTCGTCGATGGTAAGGTCCTGAATCCGAAAGGTTACTGGCTCATCAAGAAGAAAGCCTGAAAAAGAAAGGAGAGGGGTGTACCATGATGGATAGAACTATTGATGCACTTCGAAATCTGTATGTTTCGCTCGGCGGAGAAAAAGCGGCTGTTGCCGAACTTGTGATTATCCCCGATTTGATTAACGCAATCGCGGAGCTTGCAAGTGTGGCTGATGTTGCGCTTCTTCCTGAATCGCAAGACAAAACCTTTTGGGGGACTGATGTCAGCGCGATGCAGGGGACGGATATTGTCATTAACGGCAATTCCATTTCTGGAACGCTGAAATATGTGGCGAGCGGCGCTCTTGTTTCGGATTGGGGAACGCATCATTTCATTGCGCTCAAATTCGTTGATCCGAACAATGCGGATGACATCAAAGTCGGTTTGAAGAATCTTGTCTCGCTTGATGAGGACATGAACGCTGTTCTTGCTATCGAATCGAACGAGCAGAAAATCAAAGTGCAATCGACTGTCAACGGCAAAAAGAAAACGCAGATTTTTGACCTTTCGGGGCTGACACTTGCGGAACAGCAGTAAAAAAAGGGGGATAACGCGCAATGGTTACGCTTGCTGATGTAAAAAACGCGCTCGGTGTTACGGGCGATTATCTCGATGCAACCTTACAGCTTTATGTTGATGAGGTTATCGATTTTCTCGTTGATGCTGGTGTGTCGAAAAGCAACATCACTTGCGGTATTGTTGCGCGTGGCGTCTCCGACCTTTGGAACTACGGTAGCGGAGAGGGGAAACTTTCGGAGTATTTCTTCCAGCGCGCCGCACAACTTGCATTGAAAAAACAATAAAAGGAGAAACAACAATGATTAACAAAGAAAGAATCGTTCCTGTGCAGAAAATCGATTTTCTGTCGCTTATCGGCACCGTGCTTGCGCTGGGCGGCACTTCCTACGGAGTGCTTGAAGCAAGCGGAGTTGAGGGGGATTTTGAAGTCACGGGTAGCGGGGATGTCGGCAACAAACTTGCGAATCAGCCCCTGAAAACCCTTGATTTCAAGTCGGGCGTGACTGCTGGCACCGTGTACTTCGTGGCGGACTATGACTACGAAGGCTTCAAGGTGGCTGGCTCTGCCGCAACTATGGGTGACGGAAGCGCGACGGTCAGCAAAGATGGCATCACGCTGTACAAGGCTGTCCTGTCGAGCGGCGAAGTTACCGTTACGGCTGTTACGCCCATTGTGGCGTAAGCTATGGCGCATTTTCGCCCATCGTTACCTTTTTCGACAGCGCTTGTAGTCCTTAAACCTACCTATTCAACGGTCGCGGGAGTGCGTACAAAAACACTCCCCGACCTATCGGAAGGATTTAGGATATATGGCACATTCAAGTCGTACGGCGGAACACGAAGCGAAGAAAAAACTGTTGATGGGCTTATCTCGATTGAGGATACGGCTTATGTTGAAACATGGTTTCGTCCTGATATCACAAGCGATTGCATAATCGTTCATGAGGAAACAGGCGCGAAATATGACATTATCAACGAGCCTGAAAACATCAACTGTCGAAATCAATTCCTGAAATTCATGATTCGTCGTGTAAAGGGAGCGGTGTAAATGGCAATCAAGCTCAACATAGAAGGCTTTGGTGCTTTGTTGCGGGAGATTGAAAAGGCTGGCGGGAATCTTGATGCCGTCACAAAAAAGTGTTTGAGCGAATCAGCGGAAATCATGCAGAGCGAATTGAAAACGCAAATGCAAGAATCAAATGTTCCGCAGAGAATGATTAACGCCATGCCCTCTCCCGAATTGGAACATCAAGGGAATGTTTTTACGGCTCGCATTGGTTACAAAAAGGGCGCGTATGATCCGAAGAATCCGTCAATCGGGTACAAAGTCGTTTTCCTGAACTATGGAACGCCTAACCGAACTAAACACGGAAAAATCGACCCTAACGCGCCTGAACGGGGATTCATTCAACGAGCAAAGAAAAGAGCAAGACCGAAGATACGCAAACAACAGAAAGAAGCATTACAGAAAGCATTGAAAGGATTGAAGAAATGAAAGAATTACTCATCAGCATTCTTGAAACATTCTGTCCTAACAATGTTTTTCTGCAAGGAACGCTAAATTCCGATGAAGCGTATCCAGCAAAGTTTATCACATTCTTTACAAGGGATAGCGATTTCAACTCGTTTTACGACAACGATGCTAACCGAATCGATTGGGATGTGAGCGTTATCTTTTACTCGTCCGATCCGTCCGAGGTACAAACAATCCCGCCGCAAATCATCCGAGCTTTACGGAGAGCTGGATTTATCCCGCAAAATGCGGGAATCGATGTTATCAGCAATATCAATACTCATACAGGCTGGGCTATGGATTTTATCTATCCCGAAACCTATTCAACAAATTAAAAGGAGAAAAGAAAAATGGCTGTTGAATTTAGAGGTTGTAAAAACCTCGTTATCGCGGAAGTCACGAAAGACGATGAAAGCGGATATGTTACGGGTGCGGTAAAATCGCTTGCGCCTGTTGCGGAAATCAGCAAGTCCGTTGATACTTCCAGCGAAGCGCATTACTACGACAACAAGGCGGCTATCGTCATCAACACGGAAGGTGCGGATACCGTGACCTTTACGATGGCTGTTCCTGATGACGAAATCTATGCGCTCGTTACCGGCAGAACCTACGATTCTACCGCGAAACGGTTTATCGAAACTAAGCGGGAACAGAGATACTTTGCTGTCGGTTACATTATCGGCGAAATCGGAGAGGGCGAAGACGAACGGTTTGTGTGGAGATACAAGGGGACTTTTAATATTCCCGATGAAACCTCGCAGACCGAAAATGACGGAACGGATGCGAACAATCTGTCGATTGAATTCACGGGTATCTATACTACTCATGAATTCGCAAACGGCAAGGGAACGGGAGTTGCTGGTGCGGCGAAAGCGATGTTCATTCGCAAGAGCGATCAGGTCGCTACCGAATCTCAATTCTTCGCATCTGTTGCTACGCCCGATACCATCTTTCCGTCCTATACCCTGACGATTACTCAGGCGGCTGGCACGACTGTTACGGTTACTCGCAATGGTACGGCTCTTGCTACCAATGCGGTCATTTTCAGCGGTGATGTCCTGACTATCTCGGTGACTGGCGGGACGGTCAAGGTCAACAATGTTGCTCATACTTCGGGCGAAACCTATACCGTGTCTGGCAATACGACTGTTGTCTCGACTGCTGGCTAAAAAAGGAGCGATTCATTGTGAATTGGCAAGATTTCATCAAGCCTGAATTGCTTGTTTTGGTCCCTGTTCTGTATTTCGTTGGGCTGGCAATAAAGAAAAGCCAAATCAAGGATGCCGCTATCCCGTTTATTTTGGGCTGTGCGGGCGCTTTCCTTTCGGCTATATATTTATTTGCTTCTACGCCCATAAGCGGCGCACAGGCAATTGCAACCGCCGTCTTTACGGCGATTACGCAAGGTGTTCTTGTTGCGGCGGCGAGCGTTTACGGAAATCAAATCCTGAAACAAGCAAGCAAGGGCAAAAAGGAAGCGGAAGAAGAAAAAGAAAACGCCGAGCATGATAGCTCGGAAGACGAAGGAGAATAAAAACAATGGCGCTGTTTGAACTGAACATTTACGGCAAGGACGATGAGGTTATCAAAAGATACGAAACGGACAAAGTCCGTTGGGGCGTATATCTGCAAGCGACCGAACTTGCTGAAAACCTTGAAGGCGCAAGCACGGCGGAAAAATTCAGGAAAATCAGCGCCTTTGTCAAAAAAATCTTTCCTGATTTGACGGATGAAGAACTTGAAAAAGCGGACAGCGATGATGTGCTGAA